GGCCATCATCAGGATTTCGGCGAGTTTATCCGTTAGCGTGTCGCCAGAGCCCGTCGTTCGAGATGTCATCGTCATCAGCGGATGTTACCGTTGATGCGTTGGTCGCTCGGGTCAGGGATGGCGGGAGATTTACCGGGGCGGCCTGTCGGGTAGCGCCGGGCTGGGGTTGCGTTCCACCTCGAATGCGTTCGAGAACCTTGGCCTGGTTGGCCGGGTCCGCGAGATACGCCTCAAAGCGCTTTTCAAAGAATGCGTTGGGGTCAGTGCCTACTTCAGCCCTAACCTTCTGCTCACGATGCCACTCGATCAGGGTTTCGCCGGGGTCACGGGAGGTCTGCATTTTCATGGTGATAACTCGATCACCACGAGCCATCGCTTGCTGTGCAGCCGCATACGCTTCGTCAAACTCTGTCTTGTAGGTGCGGTGAGCCTGTGCGAGTGACGATTCCCGGTGGTTGTTGAGCAGCCGTTCCTCTATCACTGATGTGATGTGCTTCTCATAACCATCAGGGTCGAGCAGCGGGTCAGGCTTTTCAACCTTTACCGGCTCTTTCGGGGTTTCCATGGGTCTGCGGCGGGCCTCTTCAACCAACCGCTTGAACTCGTCACGTTCGGCTCTGATGGCGTCACGCTCGGCAATTGCCGCCCGCTTTTCCTCATTGATCTCCCGAACGCGCCACGACGGAACTTGAGGCGCATTGTCGTCAACCGTTTCGGCTTTCGCCGGATCGATAACGGGCGTCTCGGGCTCATCTGCCTTACCGGCAAACCGCCCATGCTCGTCGCGTGGTTGCCCTTCTACCTGCTCGGGCTCGGCCTCCGTGGCTCCGACAACGGCTTCATCAGCCGAAGCTTCGTCCGCATTGGCTTCGTCGAACAGTTCCTGGTCACTCAATCCTGTGTCTACGGCTTCAGTCGGCATACTTCACCCTTTCGCGTTTCGTGCGATCACGTTGTGCCTGATATCGCTCAGGCTTGCGGGTAGTCTTGCCCTTTGTCGTGCAGGCGAACGATCTCAGTCTTCCGGCGGCTCAGTGCCTGGTATCAACCAAAAGCACTCCGAGGGCTGACAGGTCAGGTCATGAGTTGCAGGGCCAATAGAACCCCATCCGTTGTTCAAAACGATGTAGGTTATGAACATCACTCTGCCTCTGCCTTCGGCTTCTGCGCAGCCTTCTTGCGCGCAACCTCGGCATCAACCTCAGCCTTCTCGCGGGTGGCCTCGATACCGGCCGCCGCCTTCATCCGCTCGATTTCGACTTGGCTCGCAGCCTTCTGCCGCTCCAGGTTCATCTCGAATTGCGCCGTCTGCGTCTTCAGGTGCCAGTCAAAGGCAGCTTGTTCCTGCGCCTGAGTGCGATCAAATTCCGCCTTCTGGGCCATCCGCGCCTGATCGGCTTGGAACTCTGCTGCCTTCTGCTGGGCATCAACGACGGCCTTCTGTTGCTCAAGCTCGGCCTGCGCCTTCATGGCCAGCACCTTCGGATCGGGCGGCGGGGGCTGCGCCTTGGCCTGCTCGATCTTCTTGAGCATCTTGGTCTTGGTGTTGGATTCCAGCGAGGACAGCTCAAGCGCGATCTCGGGGAACTGTTGGGCAAACTGTGGCCCAAGGGCTTGCAAGGTTGCCGCCGCATCCGCCTGCATGTTCACGGTATCCGGACCTTCATCAATGATGAAGTCCACGTCCATTGAACCGATCGCGTTGACGATCGCCGGCAGTCCCGTTCTTGGATCCGTATCCAGCTTGTTGATCTGGAAGAACTGCGCCACGTTCTGGTCGTCGGTCACCCGAATCCAGCGCTCGGCCTTCCAATGTTCCGTGATTATGTTCCAGATGCAGCGATAGACACGGATTTTCCAGTTCTTGTAGGCCGATAGATACGGTCCTAGCTCGGCCATGCCGGCTTGCTGAAGCAATGCGATGGCCCGGCCGGACGAATCCTCAAGCCCCTGCCCGATCAGTGCCGGGTTAGGGCCAAAATTCTCAATCTCGCCCTTGGCCTCCTGGAGCATCTCAAGCTGGCCCTGAAAGTCAGCCTTGGACGCCGCGTCGTCGGGCTCCATCTTCAGGCCCGGATTGGTCTCCACCCAACCATCAGGCTTGGCCCATTCACGGCGTGCAGTCTCGATATCGTCAACCGCGCCCTTCTCGGAAATCACCCTTCGGCTATTGAGCAGATGCAGCGCCTTGGAGCGGCGCATGTTGATCTCGTCTTGAGCCGACTTCAGGTTCCGGATGAACCCGTACCGATCGCCGTCATGGTCCACATTGGCCGAAAACATCAGGAACCGAGGGAATGTCTTGCCCTTCTCGTCATGGAACGGGCTTTGGCCCTGCATCATGACCGTATTGCCGATGTAGAGCGTCCAGCACCATTTGCCCTTGCAGATGTACCAGTGATCGACCAGCCGGAGCCGCTTCAGCGAGGTGTTGACCCATGACTTTTCCCGATCCTGATCGCCCGTCGAGATGTCCGACCCCTCCTCCATCAGGTCGTCGATTTCCGACGCCTTGTCCGGGATCAGCTCCTTGGCCTGGTCAACGTCGATCCACTTCGCGATGCCCATGTAGCGGGCGTCCGTAAAACCTTCGTCAAAAGACCGAGGATCGTAAAAGAACGTGTCCGCATAGACGATGTGAATGCCCAGATCAGGATCGCCATGATCGCCAGTCTCAAGATCAAATTCAACCCCCGCGATTCCATCGATGGCCCCTAGCCGTGCGTTGCGGGAGGATTTGCTGTTCCAGTTGTTCCGGTCCAGCACGAAACGCATAACGGCCGTGGCCACGTCGGCGCCGGCTTCATGCTGCGGCGTGCGGGCGAATGCCTTGGGGTCCTGACGAAGCTTTTCAACGATGCCGACAACCGCGTTGATCTTGCGCTCGATACGGTTCGACGTGACGACAGGCTGCTTACGGCGCTGCAGGACGGCGATCTCTGCCTCGGTCCACTGGTCGCCGTGGTAATAGTGGCGGGACTGGCGGGCCTCCTCGATCTCAGCCGACTTCGCACCCAGATAATCGTAATATTGCTTCTTCAGCTTATCGACGGGGATATAGCTGTCTGCATCGTCAGGAGACGCAGTTCCGCCGCCCGAGGTCATTGGCTCGGGTGATTGAAGGGCTGGTTGCATCAGAGATGGAATCCGAATTCGCTAGGCGCCGCCATAAACCAAGGCCCGCCACAACGAGCCATTGCCCAATTATTAGCGGCCCGCGAAACTCCAGCCGGCCAGCAAAACAAGCCCCAATGTGAAAGGGTGATCATGCTCAATAAACCTTAAAGCTGTCCGTGTTGGACGTGTCGGTGCGCTTGTAGCCGCTCGCGTTCTTCGGCTTCTCGTTCTCGGGCTTCTTCCTGATCCAGGGCCGAGACATGCAGGCGTAGCGGGTTTCGTCCGGCGCGTGGTCTTCCATGTCGCTGTCAACGTCCTCTGGCTTTAACGGATCATGTTGCAGCGCCGGCAAGGTCCGGATCAGATCAACACAGGTCGAGAACGTCACCAGCATCGGCAACCCGTCGTCATCGCCCTCAAGCCGGCCTCTGACCTGATCCCATCCGCCCATTGCACCGCGGCCTGGCACTCGCTTATTGTCAGCATGGCGGAACGGAACGAGCCTGGCCTTAATCAACTCGGCGTTGATGCGCTCAGAGATCGGCGGCCCGCCGTCCTCACTGAAGGCTGCAGGATCAAGAACGCCGCTAACCAGCTTTGGGTCTTTGGCCTCTCGCTCAGCAATCCCTCGGCCTACCGCATCAGCATGTAACTTAAGCCCCACGTTGGGCTTGATTTCACCCCTGTCGTTCTTCTGAACGCCGTACCATTCGCGGTAGCGAACGATGCAGCCTCTTGGGAGCCAAAGACCGCTCTCCAGTTGATATTTATCGCCAACGACAGCCCACCAGCCGATTGAGAACGGCTTGGCAGAGCCCCAGTCACCCGATCGAAAGCGAGCCCAGTCCTCAGGAATCTCGAACGGCCTGACGACATGCTTGGCAGCATCCCAGCAATCGAAGAATGCGCCCTCGATCACATCCCAGTCGCCGGCAAGCCATGCCTTTACGAGTTCCTTCGAGCCGGACTGGTAGAGGTTGGCGACGTATCCTGAGCCCAGATAACGATTGTCGCTCAGCTTCGACGGGATGAATACCCGGTTCTTGCGAACCACCTCACCAGTGAAGGGATTTGTGAAATCCTCCCACATGAGCTGCCAGCCATGCGGGGCCGGAGAGATATAACGAGCCTTGACCCATTGATGCCCAGGCCCGCCCGGATTCCCCGTCGCATGAAACTGGCACGGAACGCCTGTAGCAGAACGAAGCGTGGCCCTGAGCTTGTTGACCGGCGTAGGGTCTGCCCAGTGCGTCAGCTCCTCGAAGAAGACATCCGTATAATTGTGGCCCTGGTAGTTGTCCGCGTCCGCGTCCTTGTCCAGATACTCGAACTTGAGCCGGGCCTTATTCGGGAATGTCCACCACTTCTTCTGCTCGCTCCAGACCGCGCCGATCGGGCCATAGATCTGTCGGGAACGCTCGATTGCCTCCTTCAGATCCTCACGGGTCCGCCGGAAGAACACCCCGACGCAATGCTCACCATATCTCGCCGCCTTGATGGCGAACTTGCCGAGCATCCCGTCTGTCTTGCCGCCGCCTCGCGCCCCGCCGTAGAAGATTTCATCGGCCGGGCATTTGATGAGCGCGGTTTGCGGTCCCTTCTGAGGCGACCATGCAAGCTTAGTGCTTCGGAGCGTGCTCCCGTTCCCAGTCTTCAACGTTGTCGACGGGCTCACCTGAGACAACATAATTGGTGTTCACATTCTCATTAACGGAGCGGTCAACGAACATCCCGATTTCCTTACCAAGGAGTTCCAGAGCCTTGTTCGCAACGCTGCCCTGGTACTGGAATTCCCCGATCGTATTGCCATCGTCATCCGTCATGGACTTGGCCTGCATGGCCCTGGCGACGTTCTCCTTGAGGGTTTCGATTACCCACTCCTTGGTAAGGCCGGTCGCTTTAACCGCCTCAGCGGTTGCCTGAGCGTGCACAAACTCCCTTTCAGCAAGAAGTGCTGTCACTCGGTCTAGGATGTGTTGCTTATGTGCTAGTGTTGCCGCGTTGTGCCTGTTTGGCTTAAAACCAGCAGCCTCATAGGACTGAGCCGCGGAAACACCCTTGGCCAGTTCCTGTGCGAACCGCTCATGCTTTGGGTTGGCGAGAGCAGTCATTGACCCTCACAGCGCTCGAACTTGCCCGCGAGTTCATTCAGCCACACCGCAACAGCCTTGGGCCGCTCCTCTGACGAACTGATCAGGGAAGCGGCTTCACGAAGGCCCTTGGCAATGCTCGTAGCCTTGCTGGCTGATGTAACGATGTACTTCTGATCGCCATTGCGGAACTTTACGACGCCATGGAGTGACGAATAGTCGGCGTCGATCTCGTGGGTATCAGGCATTTGGCTTTGCCTTCTCGGCAGGCTTGGTCTTCAGTTCCGCCCGCTCCTTGGCGCGCTGGGCTTCGAGTTCGTCCTCAGCCTTGCGCTCTGCGGCGACGCGCTCGTTATGAGCGGTCGGGTCCTGGATCGCTGCGACATGCATCAGGATCTTATCGCGGACGGTCTCGGCGCCTGAGGGCGTAACACTGGTCAGGGTTTGAGCCAGTGCAGCGATGTAGGCCACGTGGTCGTCTTTGCTTTCGACCTTGGGCTTAGTGTCCGGACGCGGGGCATCAAGTTTGGTTTCTGCCATGGTGTTTATCCTCTTAGGGTGATGCATGCCCCATAAGAAAGCCCGCCGCGGATTTCTCCGGACGGGCGCAAATCAAAATGTTGCCCCATAAGGGGGTGATTTGGTTTTACTGTCAAGAACCCTTTCAGGCGTATTGTTGATAGCGGCCTCCGCTCGAATACGTTGTGCTTCCTCAGCGGCTTTCAGCAGAAGAGCAGGAATGCGGTTTATGATCACAAGGCCGGGAACAAAACCCTCGATTTCTCCATTCGCGTATACCTTCCAGCGATGGCCGCCAATTGGATCGCATATTTCAAACGCTGCAGTTTTATCACTCATCCAATCCCCCACAATTTAGCCAACCTATACCCGGCATCCTTCACCAGTTCAGCCGCTCCAGCAATCGCCTGCGGCTTGTTCGTCCAGCCGATCAGGTTGCCGCATAGCTCCAGGTTTTCCTCCTGACACACGAACCGATCCACAACGGCGCTGGATCGCATTCCAAGGCACTGCTGAGCCTCCCGCCAGCGCTGACGGTGAAACACCTGCCCCTCGCTCTTGGGCATCCCTGCGGGGCCGCCTTCGCCTCCTGAGAATATCCGGTCGAGATCAAGCGAGCTGATCGTGGGGGCCTGGCCAGCATGATACCAGTGATGGCGGTATTTCTGGAGCGCAGAATGCTCGGCGCCGGTGATTATTCCCTTTTTATGGGCGCGGTCCAACGGGCTGTCTCGCATGGTATAGGTCTTGATGCCTCGGTCTTCCCCGCCGAGAGCGAAGTTTCCGCCGGCCATCCGCAGCCGCTCAGGTGTCGGAGATCCATGGATCTCGATCGACGGATAGGCCGGATTCGGCTTTCCCTTGACCGTCGCCGGAATGCCGATCTTGCGCGGATTTCTCATTGAGGCCTCGGGCATGTCAAATCCTCTCGCCGCGCGTGGTCAGCCGCACCAATTCGCCCTTTTTGATAAGACCGAGACGGCGAAGCCTCGGGACCAGAACGCGATACTTGGGACGTATCCAGCCGATCAGAAGCCAGCCAGCGCGGAGAATCGTCAGGAGGGTGAGTTCGTTTTTGGATAGGGTCATGCGACTTCCTGCTTTTCTATTTCAAAGGTTGGCTCTGGCGTATCTTCAACCTCACCACGCAGAACCGGCATCCGATTTGACAGCCAAAGCACTAGGCCGGGGCGAGATCTATAATAGTCAACGATCTGATCCCAAGATGGGGCCTTTGCCGTATATTCCTTGATGACCCGCTTTTCGTTCATCGCATCAGCCTCAGAGTTGGCTTCTCGGGTTCAGGAACGGGAGTTGGATCCATCGCCTGTTCGATCGGGACTGCCGACAACAAGCGGTTCAGCTTCCAGGCTTGGGCCTTGAACGGTTCGAGCTCCTCCTCGCAAAGCCGCCGCAGGGCGCCAGGGCTCGGCGCGAAATCGATGTTCCCCTTTCCCACATCGCCCCGGACCCATCGCTTGATTGCTGCGTCCAGAGCCCACGGCGCAATGTCCGAAACGGCCTCGTGGTAGAAGCTAAGCCTAGCCTCCGACGCCTGCTCAGTGGTGCCGCCAGTTGCGGGGTAGCCCATCATGAGTTTCCCCAGGAGCGATAACCTCGCCTTCAAGCACTCCGCCGGATCCAGATTTGCCCCGGTCATGATCTTCTGAATTTCTTGCAGTTGCGCCGTCAGGTCGCCGCGTTCCTGATCGGACAGCCCCATTCCCGAGGGGAAGTTCACTCGCGTCGGCTGTCCCGGCCATTTCACCGTCCCCAGTGATTTCTCTAGCCTTGCGAGCGAGAACGGCAAACATAGCATCATGTCCAGTTTTGTGCGTATTTCGATTTCCTTCGACACAGCCGCCTCCAGTTTGAAGTTCATCGGCCCAGCAACCGGCATTCAGCCAAGTTGTAGGGTGCTTCACGTATCGCTGCTCTGTGTTGTTCGTGGCCTCGACGTATCGCTTAACGCCCGCCATCAGGTCGGCAAACGTCACGATTCCGGATTTTCGGATCGTCGCTAGTTTCTTCATTGCAGAGAGCTTTTCTGTCTTCCTTGGAAAGGATTTCCAAAACAGATCCCCGTAATCCTTCGGCCAATCATCGGAGCGAAGCGGAGAGTTTTTCTCCTCTTCTCTTCTCTCCTCTGTCTCTCCCTCTTCTCTCTCTCTGGACAAGCACTTTGCTAGCGGCTTGCTAGCATCTTGCTCCACATCAGGAAGTGATTGATCCACAACGATAAACCCCGCACATGCCAACAAGGTAAGATCAACCTTGGCGTTGGCGTTAATTCGGCGCGCTACCCATGACGCGTCATACGGAATTTTGTTCTCGGAGCGACTTGCTAGCAACCAGATAGCAATAAGGTGCATCTTGCTAGCATCCGGCAAGCGCCCGAATTCGTAGTCATCCAGCAGCTCGTTGTAGAGCTTGATCCAAGGCGGCGATCGATCCTTGTAATGCTGAAAGCGCTCGAAATTCTTGACGCTGAATGTCTTCATCAGACCATACCGAGCGCGTTCTTATAGCTATCCAGGATGGCCTCTTGCGTCGCAACGTCATCCGGGTTCATCGCGCGCAAGCGAATGACGGACCTCAGCGCCTTGATGTCGAGGCCGTTTCCCTTGGCTTCCTTGAAGATGTCGCTGCGATCGATCGTTAGATCCTTGATCTGCTCATTGACATTCTCGATCCGCTCTACGACGGATCTAAGCTGGCTGTTGTCACCTATTGTAGGTTCAGACATTGGCGCTCTCTGTTGGAGTGGATGGAACGCGGCTCAACTGGTTGAACTTGATCTCACACGGGATAGGACAGTCACAGAGCCACGCCATTTCGATTCCGTAGGTGTGGTGGTGCATGGCCCCGTTCGGGATTAGCGTCATCCAGCCCCGCTTTAAGTGGCTCTGGATCTGGTCGTAGCGGACGAACTTGAGGGCGCGGGCGTTCATGCTGCCTCCCACGATAGGCGGTGCAGCTCGGTCGGCCCTTTGTGATCCCGGTCCCAGCAGAACCAAGCGAACGCCAGCGCGCTCGAACTCTGCTTCTCGGTTTCAGCCGAGCCCTGCCCGGCCCTGTGCATCATTGGAAGCCGATTGCGGAACACATGCACCCGAGCCAAATGACCGCTGTCTAAAATCGGAGAACGTTTTTGGCTCTCCAGAAAGGCAAGCCTCAAAAGCATCATAACTTTTGGGCATAGTTCGAGCGCGTGATAGACGAACTCGTTTGCGTTTTTGAACGGCGGGTTGGTGATTATCGCCTCAACCCCGATAGGCAACTGGCGCTCAGAAAGGAAGTCCCAGCCGTGCGTATCTTGGTCTGGGGAGTCGTAGTCGACCAAATCGGTTGCATAAACTTGGTGGCCGGCAGCCCGAAGAGTCCTAACAATTACCCCCGGACCGCAGGCAGGCTCCCAAATCACTTGCGGAAGGCGCTCGGCACGTATCAGCGCACGAACAGCCTCGGGAGGGCTTTCATATAAATCATTGCCCCTGTCCTTTAGGACAGCCTTGGCGCTGCCTGTAGAAAGCGAAGCCACTATGCCACCCTCCGCTTCTTGGGCGCCTCGATCCTCAACTGCCTCAGCAGCAAATTCCCCAGCTTGGCTTCAAGCTTTGTCTTGCGCTCTGAACGTGGTTTGGCTCGGCGGGAAGCGGCTAAGGTCTCGTGGTATTGGGCAGAGATCGTTTTCATGGGTAGTCCTAGTTCAGGATTTTCATTCCAAGAACTTTGCGCATCCCCGGCGATAGCTGCCTTGCGGCTTCCTGCCCGGAGGGACTGCGCATCCATTCGTCGCTTTCTTCCTTCGTCGCATCGAACTCGCCGCTGGCGACGCGCAAAGCAAATTTTCTGAGCCCAGCGACCATTAACTCTTGGTAGAGTTGCGTTATCGGGCAGGCATAGGTGTCGGCGTAATCATCAAATTCACCCGTGGCGGCTCGAACCGCAAACGCTTCGTATTTTGCGGAGTTATCCGTTCCGGCCTTGGCGCCCACCTCTCGAAGGGCCGCCGCCAGTTTGTCGCGCGTTCTCACTTGAACAGCCGAGCCCGGACGGCGCAGTCTTTAGCCTCCAGAAGCTTGCGGAGAGCTACGGTGCGCTCCGGGTTGCGGGGCAATGTCTCGCAAAGCTTCTCGGCAAGGTCGCTGAATGGCTTGCTGTGCTCCTGCAGATGCTCTGGCAGGTGCGAGTAAGCGAAGAACTGAAGCATTGGCTCGTCTTGCATAGTAGTCTCCTATTGGATGATGTCGTTCATGATCCCCACCCACGTCTAAGCGTTAGCGCGAAGTGAGGCCCGCAATAGCTGTGGCCTTCCCGCTGAGGATTCCCGCAGAACGTGTACGGAGCATTGTCGCCATATGCCCATCGGCAGTCGTTGCGGCCGAGGTCGGCAAAGCTCTTGTGCAGAGGCACGACCTCCACGCAGCGAAGGGCTTCCAGGTTGATGGTGGACTTTACGATCGTGGCCCTGAAGGCGCGGCGCCGCTCTCTCCTGCGCTGCTCCTTGTCGCGCTTGGTCGCCTCGATTTGTTCGGGCGTCCGACGGCTGTAGGCCCTGTTGCCGTCGCAAGCCCGGCCGCCTATCCCGAGCCGGTGTACCTTCCCCAAGACGGCATTGCGCGTGAATCCCATCGATGCTGCTATCTCCGCAGCCGAGAGGCCGGAAGACCACAGGCCCTTCAGGGTGTCCGTGCGGGTGTCATCCCATGCCGATGATGCGTTGTTTCTCACGATTCATCCTCCAGCCACGGTGCGATTTTTACCGCCAAGCTGGCGCACCATGTCCCCAGCGTGATCAATCGACGGGCGATAGAAGTCCGAATCCCCCGCAGAAAGTGACGCTTCAAGACGGGTGAGCCTGAGCTTGAGTTCGTGGAGTTCATTGCGCGCCGCTCTTTCGGTTTTGATCTGCAACGCTTGCGCGATCTGCTCGATCTCATGCGGCTCAATGCGGCGAGCCTTGCCGTACCAAATGTCGTAGGTCCGCCAGTATGTGA